GGGATGAGCATAGAGGATGTGATAACTCTGCTATAGGTGTTCCAGGTAGTTTTGAAAACTGGAGACACGTTTGGCCAGAAGAAAATATTTCATCTAACCTGTTGACTTCAAATCAATAATTTAGGATAATAGTTGTATGTTAAGTAAGGAGAAAAGCATGGAAAATTTTGAAATCATAAGAGATTATTATAACTGGGATACTAATGGTAAGCCTAGATACGAAGCACCTAACGGAGTTTCATCTGATGACCAATATATGTTAGCTGGTAGAAGCTACAGATGTCTTGGTACTGGTAGAGATGTTGGTTTATTTACTAACTCTAATGCAACTGAAGCTGATAGGCTTTCAAAAGAGTTTCCTTCATACGAAGGTGATTCAGTAGAGGGAAAAGCTAAAGGAGCTTTCTTTGATGGTAACATCGTAAGATGGAAGTCAAATGGTGCAATACCTTTTGGTGATATGTTGTTAGACTTCTATCACTGTGGATACATTACTAAAGAGCAGATGATTGAGTCAGCTATTGAGCATGAGAAAGATAATGATGAGTTTTGGTCAAATGTAACTCCTAAAAGATTCACTTGCCCAGACACTGGCGAGAAGATGATAAGATTTGTACCAAGTGAAGATGCTTTCAAAGAGGAAGTAGAATACACAGACCAAAGGAGTGTAGCGTAATGTACGAATGGGACGATTTATCAGAACGTGAGCAACTTCTCATATACATTTCGGATGTACATAAGGATGCTTATGGCTTCCGTCCTCGAGGTAGGTACGGTGACGATTGGACCGTTGAAGAACTCAAGGAAGAGTTAGATCGTCTCGTTGACTACGCTAATGAAGTGCATGAACAAGAGCAGATTGCTGCTGAAAAAGCAGCTGATGCTTTTGATGAGCAGATCCTAGCTGTTCAAGAATCTGGTGCTGGTAACAGAGAGCAAGCTATCAAGTGGCTCGTTGAAGCTGACGAAGATGCTCTTTGGGACATTGAGCACTTTGTTTGGAAACATGGTTTCCTTTTCACTGACAGAGGTCGTGCTCTGGTCAAGGAAATTGCAGATTTATTTAAAGCTGCCTAGTTGACATATAAATAGTTTTGTAGTATTATACTACATGACATAACACACACACAGGAGGAAATATGTCAAATGGAAAATCTGGGTACGAGATCCGTGCCGACTTACTTAGTATGGCTCAGTCCATACTTTACGATAACTTACAAAGGAAGATTGACGCAACGTATAATCACAACGACAATCATCCTGATGATAAGAAGCCTTTACCAACTAAATCAATTGATGCGCAAGAGATTATTGCTGTTGCAGCTGAGTTGAATGAGTTTGTAATAGCTAAGTAAACTTATCCTGCTCGTAGCTCAATTGGATAGAGCATTAGCCTTCTAAGCTAAGGGTTGTAGGTTCAAGTCCTACCGGGCAGGCCAAATTAAATTTCATGTTGACTTATAACACGAAATAAGGGAAGATAAATACTGTTATGGCAGGAACACAACCAACAAATACTAACTTCTTATCACAATTAGGTGCTAAGTTTGTATTGAAAAAAATACCTAACGTAAACTATTTCATACAAAACGTAGCCTTACCTTCTGTTGATTTAGGAGAAATACAAATACCAACACCTTTAAGTAATAGGTTAAAGTATCCAGGTGACTTAGTTACCTATGGTGATCTAGTTATAACATTTAGGGTCGATGAAGATTTGAATAACTATAAAGAGTTATACAATTGGATCTTATCAATGACGCGTGTTGAAGATTTTGATAACAGCACAGCTTGGGCAAACGAACAGAGTCCAGGTAGTGATGATAGAGTCTTCAGTGATGCTACTTTAACTATACTTAACAGTGCAATGAATCCTAATAAAGAAATTGCATTCAAAGATGTATATTGTTCATCACTTTCAGACTTACCATTCACTACACAAGCAGCAGATGTTGATTACATCGAGTGTACAGCAACGTTTAAATATAGAAGTTTTACAATTACATAATGGAAATCAAAAAGTTTTTAGATGCCGCAAGGGCAGGAATAGTTACGGTCGAGTTTAAAAAGATCGATACAGGTGAAGTAAGAGTTATGCCATGCACACTTAACTCTAAAATATCAAATCAGAACATTGAAATCAAAGAACAAAGTGGTGACAATGATCATTTGGTTGTATGGAGTTTAGATAAAGATGCATGGAGATCATTTAGAGTGAATACGGTTATAGAATGGTATGTTGGAAGAGAGAAAAAGAAGAGCGATAAAGGAAGCAGTAACTGATACTGTAATAGGTACAGCAATAATGTTTCCACTAAACTATTTGGTGGTGTATGTTACACTTGACCTGTTGTCTTTTAATTCGTTTCAGATTACAATATCATCCACAATAACTTTATTCTTCGTAGCAGTATGGAGAAAGGCTACTATTAGATTATACTTTGAGAAAAAATATGACGCTAGAACAAATACAGGAACTGTGGAGCAAGGACGCTCCAGTTGATAGAACTGAACTAGCTAATGAAGCTAGTAGGATTCCTCAACTACATTCTAAGTACTTTAAGATATTCTCTACAGAGAGATTATTACTTAAGAAGTTAGAACAAGAGTCTAAACAATTATGGAAAGACTTATGGGAATACTATCAAGGGAACTTTGATTACGAAGAACTAAAAGAAAGAGGTTGGGATCAAGTCAATCAAAGAATACTAAAAGCAGACTTAGGTATTCATATTGATGCTGACCAGAATTGGATAGACAATAATCTCAAAGTTGCATATCAAAAAGAAAAGGTAGACTTCTTAGAAGCTATCATCAAATCATTAAACAATAGAGGATTCAATATCAACGCAGCAATCCAATGGGAGAAGTTTAAAGTTGGTATCTAATGGAAACATTAATAGTTAAAAAAGTAAACGAAGTTTACATGGAAGTAGATTGTGATGGTGGCTCTTGTTGGGAACTACAGGACTACTTTACGTTTACTGTTCCAGGTATGCAATTCATGCCTGCAGTTAGAAATAAGTTTTGGGACGGTAAGATAAGACTGTTCAATCCTCAAACAAAAAGAATCTATTCTGGATTACTACATCACGTACAAAAGTTTTGTGATGAAAGAGATTACAACTTAGTAATTGATCCAGCTTATG